CAACTGGGTTTTAGGACTGACCCATTAAATCTCATTCCAAAGATTTACAAAGTGTTTGAGGAATTAAAGGGAAACGAAATAAAGGTAAACGACCGCAAAGAGTTTATCTTCGTTGTCATCTACCTTTACTCTCCTAATAAATTCTTTGGTGGTAAGATGCCGCAGGGACTTAGACGTGCCATAACCAAAGCTACCAAAGTAACCTGCGCAAGCGTTATTTCAGCGACCTGTACAGAGTTGATGGTACTTTACACCACTTATTCAGACTTTCGTCAAAATGTGAATGAGCTTATCCAAAAGGTCAATGATGTATTAGAGTAGTCCTATTTCCCTGTCTGTCTTTTGGTGAGATAAAAATGGTGAGTCTTGTCAAGGAAGACTACGTAAAAAGTATCACCTACAACATGACCAATAATAACTGACTTGTTATTGATGTGTATCCTTGCCCAATGTGCGTCTTCTGGCACATTTTGAGGATATAAGAAATCCGTTTTATCTTTAGATGGATATTTGTCATATATAGTGAACTTATCCCCATCTATACTTTGGCGTAACGGAGAACAACAATATCCTTGCAATGTCTCCATTGCTTTACTTAAAAGTCCATCGTTTTGCCAATCCTTAAAGGTTGAACCGAACTTTTGGGTGGTATCGAGATACTGAAAGGATAGTTTAAAATTACTTGCCCTATCAGTATCTTTTACACTTGGCTTTAGTTTTATGAGAGGGCATGTCTTGCTTGCCTTTTTGATAGCCATTTATGCTCTACCTTGTTCTTTAGCGTAAAACTCCTTTGTGAGGGACTTTGATATATGCTCATGGCAAATATCTGCTTCACCGCGATTACCTCGTGCGGCAATCCACGGCAACTCTTCATGGGTAGCTTTTTCCAATTCCATTCCCTTCCACGTTGATAAATCTACAAGCACTTTAGTTATAAGTTCTTTTTGATTCGATGAAAGTTTTTCAAATTCAGCATCAACATCTACACCAGTATCGGAATAGGCAACGTCACTATACAAGATTGATTTATCTTTAAGACTATCATAGACTTTTCGGCTCACTGGTCCATGCACCCATGCCTCAAACTGGTCTGTTACCAGTTCCTCACCGAAATAGGCAAGACAATACGCATCACAATAAAACAGCAGTTTTTGCAGCTTCAAATGTGACATATCCCCATAATGCTTTAAAATGTAATTAGATAACACTATAGAGTCTATTTTCCCAAGATGTTTTGTTGCTTCCATATTCCATTGCTATTTACGCAACAAAAGTAAGCAGAAAAAAAATAGCATCCAAATTAAACCACTTAAATTATGTAAACTGATTAGATAAACCATTTAGTACGCTTATTCTCCCTTCTCAAACTTAATCGTTTTCCCGCAATGGGGGCAAGTGATGGTATTTGATGAGTCCTTTTCGTCTGCAACGAGTTCAGATACCGACACACCTATAATAGATGCTATCTCCTGCAATCTATCTAATGGCGTACTTCCATTAAGCAACTGCGATAATGAAGATTGGGACATACCTTTTTTATCTTCTCGCTTATTTGTCATTTCAGATGCCAGCCGTTCGAGTGTCCAGCCATGCTCTTTTATTACCTTTTTTATATCCATAAGTTATAACTAATATTAATTTGCTGCAAAGTTAATGTAACAATATGATAATAGCAAGAAAAGCGACTAAAATATAAGAAATAACTAATTATCTATAAATAGAAGTTAAGATATATCTACTATCTGTAAAGCAATGTTAAATATTAGACATTTCTTATTAAATTATTATAAGTATTAGAAATATCTTATATCTTTGCAACGTGATTAAGAAATAAATATCAAACTAATAAACATTATAGATTATGAAATTCTCTGAGTTAGCAAAACAAGTCCAAGAGAGGTTGGTTAAAGAGAAAAACAACCTTCACAATAAGAATATCAATACTCCTTATGAGGTATTGGTATATAACGAAGCTGGTTCAAGGTTCTTCAACGCCAAAAGGGTTCAGAGTTCTTGGCAAGACAACAGAGGTAACTATATGCCGCTTGGCGGCGGTTCAAAGTGGATTATTCAGTACGGCGAGGTTGGATTTCGGACATATAGAAGTCCATTTGGCGAGATGGATGCCGAGTTGTGTATGGGTAGACTGTTTGGCAATTCATCAAATGGTACTTCGATACCCAAGAGTGTGGGCACCAAGAGAGAAGTATTGGCAATAATCGACCAAATAGGTATATTTTGAAACAAGGCTGCATGAATATAAATAACAATCCGCCCATTGTAGGTTATACAGGGCGGATTTTCCTAAATACAATAATGTTAAATCGTATCTTTGTGATACATTAAAATGAGAAAAGTCGTATGAAAGTATTAAATCTTATTATCAAACAAAAGTATTTCGATGCAATCCTTGCAGGTCGTAAAGTGCAAGAGTTCAGAGAGGTCAGGCCAACAACCATCAATAAGCTGTTGCAGCTTGACGAAGAGGGATTTGAAATCGAAGATGCAGATGGCAATGCGCAGCCTATCAAGTATGATACTATTCAATTCTATGTTGACTACGACAAAGACAGAGATAGCGCACTTGTAGAGGTCGTTGGTGCTCATTGCGAGATATTCGTAGATGAGAATAACGAGCCTATCACCTATGAACACGGCAGGGATAAAGATGGGCAGCCGCTTGTATGGGTCGCAGAACAAGTAGTGTTTGATTTGGGTAAAGTACTTTCACACAATATTAGGGACAAGTCAAAGAAGGTATGATAATCTAAATTTAAGATTATGGCAAGAAGAGTAAGCAAAAATCGTGTCGGAATTAATCGCAATGTGCGTACCGTATCTGTACGTGGCACAGATGGCAAATTTGCACGAGGCTACAAAGGCAACTACCGCAATTCATCAGAAATGCGTGCCGCAAAGAAAACGGCAAGTAAATTCGGTACGAGAAATCAGCGATACAGAGATGTGAGAACTGCGTTTGGAAAGAGTAACGGCTAGTGTATGAACAAGTTACAAGAAGCACATAACGTAATATGCAGGGTGGCTGAAAAGCAGTCATCTTGCATTGTTATGTGCAGCTTGGGAAAGGACTCTCTCGTTACTTTGGATTTAGTTTATCCACGCTTTGAAAGAGTTGTATGTGTGTTTATGTACTTCGTTAAGGACTTAGACCACATTAATGGTTGGATAAGATGGGCGAAGAAGAAATATCCAAAGGTAGAATTTATTGAAGTCCCTCATTGGAATTTAACGTATATTCTTCGTGGCGGTTTGTATTGCGTACCTAATCCTAAAGTTAAGCTGCTGAAACTCGCAGATGTGATTAAGGCGGTGAGAATGAAGACGGGTGTTTACTATACATTCTTAGGGATGAAGAAAGCGGACGGCATGAATAGAAACCTTATGCTCAAAGGCTATGAAGCTAACGAGTATGAGAATAACGGCTTAGTCTATCCGCTTGCATCGTGGACGCAGAAAGACGTTAAAGCCTATATGCGTATGAAGCGTTTGCCGCAACCAGTTCTGTACGGCAACAAGACAAGTAACGGCATCGGGTTTAACAAAGATTGCTTCACGTGGCTTAATGAACACTATCCGCAGGACTTAGAGAAGATATACAAAGTGTTTCCAATGAGCGAGAGAATTTTATTTGAAGAAAATTATAAACAGGATAACAATTAACAATTATGGCAAGAAAAACTCTTAGACAGATTTACGCACAAGCAGAAAGATTGAGTGAGGCTAATTGGCGGAGAAAGAATACTTGGGAAACAAGTGCTTTGAGCCGTAGAGCCAAGCAGTCAAGAGACAGGCTTATTGCGAGGGCGGAAAGTCGTGCAGTTCAGCAGCACGGATATGGCGCAGTAGCAGGATAACAAGTAAAAGAGACAAGTCAGATGGATAACAAATACTTCACATCAGAGAGCGTGGAACTCCTACGCTCTCAAATTAAACTTCACGAGCAGAACCCTCGTACAATTCCCGAAGAGAACCGCAAGGCTCTCAAACGTGGTATAAAGAAGTTCGGTATGGTCGGAGGCATTGTGGTGAACAAGCGAACAGGTTACACGCTTGTAAGTGGACATCAACGGCTTTCGGTCATGGACGAACTCCAAAAGTACAATACTCAAACAAAGGATAATGACTATACTATCCGAGTAGACTTGATAGACGTTGAGGAGAAAGAAGAGAAAGAACTTCTTATACTTCTCAACAACCCATCAGCGCAGGGCGAGTGGAATTACGATACACTCCGTGAACTTATTCCCGATATCGACTACAAAGATGCAGGACTGACAGAACAAGACCTCGACATTATCGGTGTGGATTTCAACTTCCAGACAGAGGAAGAAAATAACATCGCTGATGAACTCGACACACTCATGGAACCCGTCAGAGAAGAAAAACAAGCAGAAGTAGCACAACGCCAAGCCGAGAGAGCGGAAAAGGTTGCTCACATGAAGCAAGTAAAAGAAGAAGTGAAACAAGCCGCTACAAAGGCAGCTGCAAATATGGACGCTTACCTTATGCTATCATTCGACAATTGGGAGGCAAAGGCGGAATTTTGTGAGAAGTTCGGCTTTAACCCCGAAGAGAAGTTCCTCAAAGGTGAAGTTTTTGAGCAGAAAATAGATTCTATTCTGACTGAATAGCCGATGAATAGCGAGGGGATAGATATATACAAAGACAGAAGCTCTGGAAATAAAATCAGGACGATACTTCTTGACTTTAGGGTGTATGGATATTCCAAACGTAAACCATTTACAATTTTGCCATTGTATTTTAGTTGCAGAGCCACGGTGTATGGATATTCCAAACGTAAA